CCTTTTTTTCAAATTAATATCCTAGGTTTTTACTGGTCAATGTCCGGCAGAAATTCTCCGGTGTGTAATTCTTCCGCAACAATCCTGTACGCTTTTCGGATTGTGCTAGCTCTGTTCAAAAGATACTCCCAGCCCTGCACGTCTTTCTCTGTCCAGTCGCCCCTATAATCGTCTCTAATATCTTCGTCAAGATTATAAAAATCATCAATGTGTGTCTCGTGTTTTGCTTCAATTTCTGCGATCATTTTCTGTAATTCCTGATAACATTTTTTTAATTCTTCCATCTTTTTATCCTCCTTATTTTACGATCTTAAATCCCATCATTTTATATGTGCTTACTTCTGATTTTTTAACAATGATTTTATGACCGTTTGCGATCATTTCAACACCGTTCTTTTTAAATTCTGCCATCTGCTCCGGTGCTGCTATCTCCGGCTTATCTGCCAAACAGGACTTTGGACACCAGAAAGTAAACTCTCCATTATCAGATTTAACTTTAATTTTTACCGCTTTCTCTGTCTCTCCAATCTGCTCTTTCTCTCCGTCTGCAAAAAGCTGTCTTTGTGAATCTGTTAAATTTTTCTGTAGAAACCAATCTTTAATGTAAAGCATCTTATTTTCCCTCCGGTGTATTATATGTTTTCCTTGTTTCTGATATTATAATACACCTAAAACGGTGTAATGTCAATATTTTTTTACATTATTTTTAAAGTATTTATTTTTTCTCATTTTCTACATATTTAATAATGTTTCCCGGCTGCATATCCAGTATATCGCATATCTTTTCGAGTGTTTTAATCCCTACCATTTCGCCTTTTCGCAATGATTGGATTGCGCTTTCTCCCACGATCTGCTCTTTTCTTAGCCGTGTCGTGTTATATCCGCATTCTTTCAGCGTTTCTAATACGTCAATTTTATAAGTAAGCATCTGCACACCTCTCTTTCGTATTTATTATATACCTGAGACATTTTTATTTCAATTAATTTTACACCAAAAAAATACACAATTATCGCTGATATTTTTGCACTTATTTTGGTGTATTTACATATTGATATTACACTTTTATGCGTAGCTGTCCATTGCTTTCTTCTTCGTACAATCTCCGGCTGTTGAGCATCCTCAGTGCCATTTTCTTTTTTCTGTAAAAATGCGTGCGCGAAATCGGCATAATCCCATAGCGTGCTTCCATTTTGTCATATGAGATATTATTTAAAATTGATTCTGCTATTTTATCGCCCAGGTAATCGTCTATGCGTGTGCATATCTCTATCGTTTCCTCTCTGCTCATTTTAAACATCTCCCCATGCGTGACAACTATGTTTCTTACACCATTATACCATATATCAGTTTATAAAAACACAATATATTATCGTATTCATGCAACATTATTGTATATTTTTACCGGCATATTTCAGCCGGCAAAAATATCAATATTCAGTTTTAATTTTTATCGCATTCACGGAATAAGTCAGCGTCTATATATTTCCACCCCCCTTCATCTGTTAAAGTTCGGAATTTTTGATGTTGGCAGCATATGTTTCCACTATCAATGCCATTGTCTTATTTGACTCTTCCTGACTGAATAATGTCGCTGTATCTCTGCCTCCATCTGCGTGAATATAGAGTTTGGCCGATCCTTGCTGATCCGCATTGTATGCTTTCATGCTTTGAATTAACGTAGTTGCCTCCGTACTCACGGAATCTATTATTCCAAGGTATGATCTGCACATTTCATAATTTGTAGTGTTCATATTTCTGTAAACCTCTTTCCGTCTGCATATCGTCTGTCAATAATCGTTTTTTATAAAACCTTTTCTTTGAGCGCAACTCATGCAGTAATTGTATCTGCCGTAAATGATTCCTCCGCATCCCCTGCATTTATGTCCTCGCTCTATTGCTTTCCCATACGGTTGTCCTAATGCGTAATAGCATTTCCTGCAGTACGTGTAATGATCCTGACAATAGTCTCCACATCTTTGACAAAATGCCATTTTTAATTACCCTCCATTCTATCCATCAAACTCTGGAAAAATTTTTCGATTTCATCTTTGAGTTCCTTTTAATCCGTTAAAGTTCAGTTTAATTCTTCAATGCTTTCTCGCAGTTCCTCATAATAGTTAATCTGATCAGTACAATGATTGTCCAGTATATCAATCATTTCCCTTTTTGCATCTTCTAAGGATTTTGCTTGCATGAAATCCATGCGACCATCAATCACGGACTGCCATCCTGTCCCGTCACCGCAGTAAACAATACTTCCAATAGTGACACTTCCGTAATAAGCGATTATGTTTACTTGTTTTTCCCAATCACTTTGTTCTGGTTCAACCTCTTTCCATTCCATTGTACACATAGTTTTCCTTTCCTCCAACAATTTTTCTATAATTTTGTTTTTCTCTTTTTCAGTGTCCATACATCCTTTTATATAGCCACCTTCTTTTGCTTTGCGAATTTCATCATCAAGACTGTTGATAATCGTTTTTATTGCCAATGCGATATCCTGTGCGAAATATCTATCCAAATCTTCTGGAGATAATCGCACCTTTGCAATTAATACCGCTTCCGAAAAATCCATCTTTTCGTCACCATAACGATACATACTCTTTTCCTCAATTTCTAAATTTCAGCTATTTCCAAAATGGAAATAGTTCAGTTTAAATACTTATTGATTGCTCCTTCTACATCTGATAAACGCACCCACTGGTCAACTTCCTTATCTCCTTCATAAATTGGTGCATCTTCCTGTTTAGCACGTTCCGCAACCTCTGCCAGCACTGCAACTGAATAGTTTATAATTGCTTCGTTTCTGATTTTTTCATCTGTTATTACAGGAAGTTCTTGTAATGCTGTCAACCTGTCAGATTCGTAGCAGTAATTTTGCATAACTGCGTTAATTGCATCCTGTCTTTTAATTAATTCGCCCATCTCTTCTACCTCCACTAAATTCTAATTTTCAACTATTTCCATTTTGGATATAGTTCCGTTTATTTGTCTAAAATATAGTCCAGCTCTTTTTCTACGTTTCCTTGCTCGAGTTGGAACATAATTCTTTCCCATTCTCCGCATCTGCACCGCTCTAATAAAGTAAAATAGTCTTTTCTGCAACTATCTAAATATGTCTGTTTAACAGCTTCTTTACACTCTGTAATTGTTACATTTTGCTCACTATCACTTTTATTATGCTGCGTAGTTAATCTGTACTTCATATCTGATACCTCCGTTAAATTCTAATTTAACTATTTCACTTCCTGCTCAATATTTAAGTTTCTAAACATTGCGCACATCACGTCCACAACGATACTGTTTCCAAACTGTTTGTAAAGTTGTGTATTGCTATTGACTGCTTCCATCTTGGAAATATCTTCATCGGATACGCCCATCAACCGTCCGCATTCTCTTGGTGTCAGCTTTCGGATACGGTATTTCGTGGCAATATGGCTATTTGCATACCCATGTGTGCCAGCTACAAGATTAGCAGATATACCATTGTCAGAGATTACTGTACCGCGTTGCGAACCATCACTTGATATTTGACCGACTTTTTGGATATTGTTTTCAAGTAATAAATTGTCTTTTTGCACTGTTGTCATCGTATTTGCTCTGCTCTCAGGATTGTGTTGTGGTAATGTTCCGTTGTCAATCAACTGTTTTATCAGTTTGTCTGCCTTTTCATTGTTGATGTAATACTTCTCGTCCACATCATCTTCAAGGTAATCTTTTATCTTCTTTTTTAATGGTATCGGATGTGGGAAATGGTAGTTATATTCTCCAAAAAACGAAAACATGAAGCACCTTTCACGGTTCTGTGCAACTCCGTAGTTCTTTGCATTCAAATCCTGCCAATAACTCACATATCCAAGGCTTGTTAGAAAATCGATCCAGTTCTGAAAATCTTCCATATTTGCATTGGCATGGACCTGCGGTACGTTCTCCATGAACAGAATCTGTGGTAATTCTCCACCACCATCCCTTATCTCTTTCAGAATCCTTTCTACTTCCCACAAAAGACCAGACCTGGTCCCACTTCCTTTTTTCATGCCTGCTTGTTTCCCGGCAACCGATAAATCGGTACAAGGAAACGAGTAAGTAAGTAAGTAAAGAATTCTGTGTCGCAGATATCAAAATCTTCCGCATGAACCTTAGTTATATCCATTGTTGGAAAATTTGTTCCATGCACTGCGTTATAGCTTGCTATGGCATACTTATCAAATTCTACAACTCTATAATGCTCAAATTTTGCACCGATTCTTTCCAGTGCCATTGCCTGCGAACCATATCCGGCAAACAGTTCAATTAATCGTATAGGCTTTGTAATACGGATTGGTTCACGTATCATGTCAAAAATGCTCATCTGATTCTGACATTCGTAATCAAACTTATCTAAATCACTCATTTTTTCAAGGAGACCGCATATGCTTCACTCTGGCCAGAGTCTCGGCTCCTTTCTGATCTATTTATTTCAAATCTTTTCTCTGATTTCTTTTACAAGTACATCATCGTCAGAATATGTCTCTGAAAGTTTAATTGCTGCGGCTTCAAGCAGTTCTTTTAAATCTGCTATGTAGTTGATTTTATTTGCTTCCGCGACAGCTTTTTTGTCTACCACTTCTGACACAAGTGTGTCAGTTGGGAGTAATTCTCCGCGGCTTTTCAAAATCAAATCTGCCATATTCTTTGGAAGTCCGACTTCATCCAGACAATTTTTAAGGATGTCCTGTGTAAGTTCGACTTTCTGTGATTCTTCCTCTAGATCAGCACTTCCATTTGCTATTAAGGTGTCATCCAGAACGCTATGTATTTCAACGCAGATTTTATTATTTTCTTCATCATCTTCTCCCAGCACATCATTTAAAATGTTCTGGAACACTTTCTTTTTCTCTGATGTTGTCATTTTTGCCTCGCAACCAAGTCCAGCTTCCATAAATTCAGAGTGTGGCTCATTCGTGTTTTTACTGTAAAACATCACAGAATGGATGTCGGTGCTTCGGTCGGTAAATGCTGGGAAAATAAAACCTGTATCTGGCATCCCGACAACCCAGTCTCTGATTCGTGATTCAATGCGGTTTTCGTCCTCACGATAACCAAGCCCCGGCTTTGTCAGATTTACCGGGCAGATTGCACACAGCAGATATTCGTAAACTTCTTCTGATTCATCTAATTTGTCATTGTCAGAAGTTTTGGTTATGACATCGTAGGCATCGTGGAAAATCAGAATCAGATAATTTCCAACGTAATCGTAACTGTCAATAATCATGTCATAAAAAGTATCAAGCAGATCATCATTTTTCAGTCTGCTTTCACGCAGTCCCATTAGAAACTGTTGTCTGCCGCCAGTGGCTTCCTCTGCAAGTGGAAAGTCCAACTCCAAAAGATTGTTTCCAAGTTTTCCGGACAATGTCTTTTTCGCAATGTCAAGATATTTATAATATTCTGCATCGTCCAGATTTAAAAATGTCTCACTGATTTTTGTGATTTTATTATGATCAGCGTCTACATAGCAGCCACACATACGAGTGAATGTACAGGCTTCCTTTTTAAATCTTCTTTTAATTTCTAAAACATCCCTTTTGTTCATAAAATTTAATCCTCACTTTCTTCCTTTTCGGTTTCTTCCTCTTTGATCGTTGCGATTTCTGCGCTTAAATTCCTGCTCATGGTAGATAAGATTTTTACAATCATTTCGCTTTTCGTCTTATTATCAACCTCTCCGGCGGCATTCTTTTTCGCTTCCAGCTTGTCCCTGTATTTATCGTACTGTCTGGAATTGATATATCCAGCTTCGTACCAGCCGAATATGTCATCATTTGAATAGCACTTTTCGCCTTTGATCGTCACGAAAATCTCATTGACCTTTTCACGTTCTTTTTCTGCTTTGGTCTGATATTTATCTCTTAGCTTCTGTATTTCTTTTCTGATTGTCTCTAAGGCTGTTATTTCTGTATTGCTCATTTTTCATCACATCCTTTTAAAATTTCATCTAAGCAGGCATTCCAGCCTTTATCAAATCTTCCATTATCACAATAAGCAGGATGATTTGCTTTCTCCGGCAGTTCCCGAAGTGGACACCAATCTGGTTTTTCGTATGTTTCAGAATCAACAATTCTTGATACTTTCATAGCCTGGCAACTGTCAATACCTGCATCCGCGTTACAATACAAAAATCTGCAACCAAAACATGATTCTGGCATATCCATAACTAAAATTGCTTTATCCATCTATTCCACAGCCTTTCACAATTTCGATTGCATGCTCATAACTTCTTGCTTTCTCTTTTCCCAAATTCCTGTTGTATGCATTCTCCCAAAACTTTCTCTCATTTTCCAACTGCTCCACAACCTTGTCCGTGTCATATGCAGTCGGCTGCTGGTCAATCTTCTGTGCCAATGCATAAAACATATCCTCACTACTTGTCTGTGTAAGAAGAATATCCATAAACCATTGTTGATATAATTCTTGCTTTAATGTCTCCGCATCAATCAGTCTTCCCATCGTTCGCCCTCCTGTTCCAATCTGTAGTTGCTTTCGTTCGCTCGTCTTTCCCTGTTCTGATGCCTCCGTCCTGATCCATGTACATCTCACATTCATAGCTTTTTGGAAGTTCTGTTCCGCATTTCATACATTTGATTTTGAACATTACACCAACAGCCGAATGTGATGACTTATTTGTAATGGTTAAGAACATTGCTTTTCCACCGCAGAACGGGCATGGCTTAAGGCTTTCATTCATTCTTCATCACTCCAATCAATTTTTCTTAAACAATTTGGACATCCATAAGGTTCTTCTACTTGATGCCCACAATCTGGACAATAACCAACATGTTCTTTATGTTTCTGATATCCAAAATAACTATTCGTTACATGCATTGGTTTCTTTGCTGTCTGTTTCTCCATAGCCGCCCGGCATTCTTCCACCGTTCCGATTGTTCGGTACTGCTTCAGCTCTTCCAACCATTCAGCAAGTTGCTCATGTTCGTCTGCACATATAGTATTTCCATGTGTAATGGCTTCTTTATCAACCGATTCTGGGATATACTCATTATCTTCGATTAGTCTTGCTGACATCTTTTGGCATTCAGCCACTTCTCTTGCGTGTGATATAGCTTCATCAATTGTCATAGTCACACCTCCAACAGTTCCGGGTTATCAATCATGTTGCCGATCACTTCAAAATTCTCTGAATCAAAATCATCCAGTTCCTCGTAGTAATCACAGCCCGGCTCATTCGTACACCATCCGTTTTCGTGCCACACGACACGCTTTCTCGTCTCATCTTCTGGAGACTCATCATCGATATGCCCTGAAAGAATGTCATTCTCAAAAATCAGTTTACCGTTCTTGTCCTTAAGTCCGGTGCACTGGCAGATTGTCTCCTCTTCAATAACTGTATTAGGTTGTACACCGCTAAATCCATCCCAGTACACCCACATATTATCTGTCAATGTTCTTTTACCTCTGTATAAATGTCTATCTTCCATGCTCTCTCCTATTCTGCTTCTAACTGGAGCCAGTTCAACCATTCACCACAATCCTCACAATCTGGATAGTCGGGATTCGCCCACTGATAATCTTCTTTTACTTCTTTAAGAAGTCCCGCCAGTTCCTCATCCGTCATGCTTCTGATCCGGTCTGCGTTGGTCTTTGGTGATGTCATAATTTCAAAGCATTCATCTCTCCAAGCTAAAACATTTTCAAGCTTGTATGAGCTGTAGCCGACATTATAATGATTCTCTCCAATTTTCTTGTACTTGATTTCATAATACGGATCTTTATCTATCATTGTTACGATAATTTCTAAGTCTGAAACCTTAATACGTTCGCCCTTTGGTTTCTTAGCCATGCTTTTCATACACTCCATCATATTTCTACCTCACCAAATCTAATCCTCATTTATGTAAAACTCATTTCCATGTCTGCTGTACCCAAAGCAAAGGCTTCCATCATCACAAATTAATGCCAGTTCTAAGTCGGATAATTGTGTATTATTTTTAATAACCTTATAAACAGAACGATACTCACCCGGTGTACAATCTAAGACAATGTCATAATCATCAAGATTATCAACTTTATATCTTGAAATTCTGTATTTTTCCTTTAATTCTTTATAAATTGTGCTGTTCATGATTGACTTTTCTCTCTCATTTTCAGTAAAGGCATATGCTGGATAAATTCTCTTTTCAATCTCCATACATTATTTTTCTCCTATCTCACTAAATCTATTGTTTTAACAGATATCCCTTTAAATTTCCCGGTGCGACAATACTCTGCGGTATCAAAAAACATAATGCATCCATCGTCTTTTCCGGTATCTTCACTTCCTACAAGTGCTATGCTTACACCGTTTCTTATCAGTGTATTTTTTAACAACATCAATGCCGCTCCTATCTCCTGCTTGGTTTCATCCGTCATTTCAACTTCACCTTTCTCTTTCTGCCTTTCTTTTCAAACTTATCGCACATTCCTACCGGGCAACCACGCCTTAATCTGGTCTGTAAATAATATCCACACATGATTTCTGTCTGACTGTGTTTATAAGAGTAAATACATTTCCGGCAGTATTTTACTCTTGTCTTGGTCATCTCTCACATTGGCATCACTCCGCTATATCTAAATCACATTCCTGCTTGAAATATTTCACAACATGGTCGTCGTTCATTCCCTCTACATAGTTCTTGGAAAAATCCAGCATCCTGTTCCACCATTCACGAATCAATTCGCCACTGAATTTGTAATTGTAATGCAGTGTATAAACTGCAATCACCAAATAACACTCAATGCCGTCATTCATGTTCGAAATTACGGATTTAATCTGGTTCTGCTTAGGATTCTTGCCATACATACGAATCTTGGCTCTGTACGGAAAATTCCTTGCTTCTTTCTCACAATCAAACCCAATGTTTTTTATAAATCTTTCTTCCTCTGCTCTAATGGTGGATACATTTTTTATTTTCTCGTTATTCTTCCGAAGAATTTCGTTGTAATTCTTTAGCTTCTGTTTTGAGAAATCTATGTCATAGTACAGAACATAAAAGCATGACATCTGCATTGATTTGAATGTCTGCCAAAAACAATTGTCAGATTCGCTTATATGTCTGGCTATGCGCTGCATTGTGAATTTATCCTCATAATTTTTCGGTTCAAGCTTTCTTGTCTTTTTTCTCAATGCATTGCTCATGTTTTTCCTCCTGTTATCACTTTTTCAATGATTTCCTCCTGCATCCGCTCTGCGATATGATCCCGGACTGATTCTTCTGGAAATGCGATCTGATATGTCCGCTCCTTAATCCGGTTCGTGATCCGGTCATCATAGGATATTTTGTCCAGTGGATCATTACTCGTGAAAATCGTTACCTTTTTGTTTATGTAACGCTCGTTGATGATCTGATACATTTTGTCGTTGATCCATGCCGCCGGTGCTTCCACACCAAAATCATCAATGATTAAAATATCCGTTGTGGAAAGTGCATCTAAAAGCTGGCTTTCATTGCCTGCTGCATCCCTGCGCCATGTATTCTTGATTTCCTGCAGGATGGTCAGTGATACTGCAAATTTGACTGTGTATCTTTTCATCAGTTCATTTGCAATCCCGGCAGCAATCCTCGTCTTACCGCTTCCCTTTGTCCTCGACCAGATATACAGTCCCATGCCTCTTTCCTTCTGGCTCTCAAAATCATCCAGATAGGTTTTTATGATTTTACAAGCATCTGACACCATCTTTTTACTTTCCTGCTTTCTGTACACATCCATCCGAAACAATCTCAGATCCATCCCACGGAATGCCTCCGGTATATCTGCGAATCGCAACCGCCTTGACATGACCGCTTTCTCACGGCATTTACACGGTACTGCTATTTCAACTCCGTCTTTTATTTTCAAGATCCACTCCCGGCCTTCGCAAATCGGACACACATCAGAATCCTTGGAAGTCTCCGGTGTCTCCGCGTTCCTGCATGAGTTCGTTGAGTGATTTTTCATGCGTTCCAGTATCTCTTCCAACTGATCCATCGTTCTCTCCTTTCAGGTACTGCATAAACAAGTTCTCTCGTAAAAAGTTCTCCGGCTTTTTAATATACCGCTCTGCTGTTTTCTCCCGTCTGCATATATCTGCATAATTCTGTGCGGCCAATACCAGATCATCTTCCGGTACACCAGCCAGTACCGCATTGCAGTATTCAGTTTCAACAAGACAGCCAGTGCACCGTTTCGGATAGGCCGCGGCAAACTCTCCGAATTTTTCCAAGGGGGATATAGGGGGTGTGTTTCTTCCCTTCTTTCCTTCTTTCTTTTCTTCTATTGTTGTCGTTAGTTTGTCGTTAGTCTGTCGCTTGTCTGTCGGTTGCTTGTCATTCTGCTTGTCGGTTGTCTGGTATAAATCGTATTTAACTACTGTAAATACGCTAAATTTGTTTGTCGTTTTGCTTGTCACTTCGCCTGTCTTTTTCAAATGCGAAATTGCTGTGCGAATTTCACGGTCTGTAAGCCCTGTTTCGCCCGACAGTTTCCCGATGGACGAGACAAACGATCCACGTGGAATCGTTGTCCCTTTGAAATTTCCATCCTTCCAATTGGCTTTCAGCAACATATGGATAAACAGCCGGGTTGTATTAATGTCTGTGTACCACTCCCAATCCAGAAGTCCACGGCTCAGTTTTATGTAGTTGCCATCCACCAGATCACCCCGTTTCCAATTCCGATATTGTCACTTCTGTACGAGGATGCCATTTATCTACATCCACATAACTCCCATCAGTGGAAACAATGATTTTACAGTTATCATCCTTAAGGATCTCGTAATGTACCAGAATGTCATGCAATGCCTCATGCAAATTTGTCAGATCAACTCTTCTTCCAGTTGGCATATAATACACAGCTTTTACATTCACAGGGCTTTCAATGGTCTTTATATCCGGCATATATGCCCTGCATTCCTTTTCATACTTCGTGTAGGCTTCGGATGGGATGATAAATGGTCTGCCGCTCCCGGTAAATACAATCCTCTGGCTATTCTTTTTTGTGATCGGTTTCAACGGTATTGTAAATTTATACTCCATCGACATCCTCCAGATTCAGTTGCGCATTACTGTCTTTGATTTCTTCTGCCAGTACATACGGTGGTTCATAGTTTCTTACGATCTCAATAGCGATATTTTTCTGATTTCTGTGGATGCAGTTATATTTGCTTACCTCGAACTGTCTTTTTAATTCCCGGTAAATATCTGAATACACCTTTCCACGGATGGAGCTGTCATGATATGCATTGCTGTTCTTACCGCCCAAGCAATCAATCACCCGCTTATTTACTTCCGCTTTCACATCATCTGCGTCCGATGGGAGCAACGGCAACGTTTCCTTGAAATCCTGCAAATCTCTGTTGATTGCATCCACTTTACTGTCTACTTCTTTGAGAGCTGCAAACTCCATTTCCAAAAGCTGCATTGGAGACTTCGGTTTCTGAATAACATCTTCCATCTCATGAAAACGATTGATGTAGCGTGCCGTGAACTCTGTTCCTTTAATACCTGTCAGTTTATGGGCGATGAACTCGCAGCCTTTCTTGGTAATGTCATAACATGGTAATGTCTTATTTTGCTCTGTTTTATATGTATTTTCTTTAAAGAAATCGGTGGGCTCAATTTTGAGCTCTCCTAATTCCTTTACATAAGAACGTACATCTCTCATTAAATTTTTATGTTCTTTTTCCACCATCTCCGCAACCTCAACTGAGGTAATTGTTTTCTGTTCTAAATTCAAAACTTCTCCTTTCTCCCGGTACATGACAGCACCGGGAAATCATGGCTTCCAACAATCGTGATATATCATTTTCTGCATGAATAGGTTTCTTTCTGCCATTTGGCAAGGTGTTTCAACCCTATAAATCCTTTACAACAATTCCATAGACCTTATACATCTCTCTGAACCGGATCACTCCAAGGCTGTGTGCCAGTGTATGGTGTTCTCTGCACAAACAGATTTTTTTATAACTGGAATCATCTACTTTTTTCCTGTCATTACCCATTCCGATTGCATCCTCATGATGAATCTCTCCGTCTTTTCCGCAGATCGCACATTTTTTGTGTAACAGGCAGTAGTAAAGATATCTTCCTATGTCATCTGTACGTTCTATTACATTTCCAGAAAGTGGTATCCCCCATTCCAAACAAAATTCAATCAGAAAGCTAATAAAGTCTCTTGCTGTATCCATTGAACAATTTGAAAGACTGATATGTTCTACTCCTGTTCGTACTGTATATTCATTCTTAAGTCTTTCTTTCGCCTCTTCTGGTAGATATCCTGTCCAGTCTGCAATATCCCCTATCGTGGCATATGCCTTTTTTCTCTGTTCTGCTGATATGTGTCTGCCATCATCAAACCGGATCTCGGCATTTCTAATTTTCTTTCTTTGGAACATATCCCCAAGCTTCAGATCTGGAACAGATACGATAAGATCAGTTCCATCTTTACGCTCCCTATACTGGTTGATTTTCACCATCGCATGCATATTCATCACCGTATTTGTCTTTCAATGTGCGGAGCATCTGCCCAGCATCTGCAGCACTTAACTCACTCCACGTTGTATTATTGGTTTTTAGCCAATAATCAGCATTTACTTTGTGCTTCCTGCACAAATCTTTTATAATCTTTATCTGTGCAATGGATGCCTTTTCCTTTTCCAACGGCACAGCATTGGCAAACGGCTTCATTTCCTCTTTTAGCCACAGATTAAAGCCGAGTCCTGTATGTATTGCCACGCATTTCACAAAAGCCCTGCACATGCTGTTCCATACCCTCTGCTGACTCATAGAATTATCCTTTACCGGATTCGAGCCGTTCATGACCGGTGTCTGCATCTCATATTCGTTTTCATCGATCACAACTTTTATTCTTGTCTCATAGCATCTGTTTGTATTTGATTTTGAATCTGTAAATACCTGTTCTGTCATTCTCAGGCTGTTCCCCGTTTTTTCATCTGGAATCGGAATCCAATAAACTTTTTTTGCTCCATGCTCATGTAACAGGTCAATGCATTTTGCCCAATTCAAATACAGCATTCCGTCTCTTTCTTCACAGAACGGTCTGACATCTACTTTCCTAAGTTCCTCATAACTTTCCAGTGCCATCTCATACCTCTCAATCTTCGATATAAACTCTCATATCATCCAGACAGCTATCGCAATAATAATCTCCTCTAATCTGCACTGCTGTATCCTCCTGGATGTGTTCACCGCAACATATACATTTTGGTCTACGCTCAAGCCATTCGCCTTGACTCCGATCTCTGTCTTTCCACAAATCGTAACTATCATTCATATCTGTGAGAAAATCCCTCCCCATCATCGTCTGTGTTGGTAATCAGCTTTCTTGTGCCATACTCGAATTCACCATGAATACTTCCGTCGGTATGCCATGACACTTCACTGGCTTCTATGCCCAAATCTTCCAGTGTTCTTTCAAATTCATCCAGTGCATCCTTGAGTATTCCTAAATCCTTCCATGTCAAACTAGGCGCTGCCATTTAAAAATTCCTCCATTTCCATCTGCCTAAAATCTGTAGCTAAAACCATGCATCTGACAGCTTTCTCGCGCTGTTGCTTCATGTACTGCTCGTCCCGGCATTCTTCGCACATATTTCCCTCGCCGGGATCTAAACTGCATCCACAGATTCTGCATTTTCTGTAAATCATAAAATCACGCTTTCCAAAAACCTAACTACGTGTTACAATAAACGCAGAAATACTTTTGTATTCCTACTGTAAATAGCACCAGTTCTCGCCAAAGAATGTTATGGTGCTATTTTTCTTTTTCACTGAGTAACCATCCTTTCATTTGATGGTAAAGCGGTATGTATCCTTCAGCGTCAACCTCAATATGAAAATCCGTTGCCACCTTTGTAATAATCATGCCGACCGCTATATCCTCGACATTCGGATTTTCCTCACCGCTTACGCATTGAGCATTTGTCACTTTGCCACCTCCTCAAATTCCCCAAGAAATTCAACATCAGCGTCAAACTTGTCCTTGCGGCGGATCATGTTAAAGTCTGCTTTCCGCTTTTCTTCACGGCGTTTCTCCACATCCATGATCGCAACTCCAATAAGTGCAACCAAAGCTCCGAGTGCCATAGCGATTAATAATAAGATGTACTTTTCACCATCCGCATCGAGCATTCCACCCAGAAACATGATTCCAAGCCCTACTGCTATAAAAACTTTACCGATCTGTTTCATTCTTCATCTCATTTCCACACATACACTGCACCTCCTGTTCTTATCTAATGCTTTAAACGTTGTCCGTGACACTCTTTCTATTGAATTATTTTGGTGTTACAATCTCCTTACAGGACATTGCCGTGTCCAAGTATTATGAAAGGAGACAGCCATTATGACCAAAGATGCCGAAGCATTACTCTGTATCTGCTACCATGATTACTTGGAAAGAGTAAAATCAGGACAGTCAAAAACTGAATCTCGTTGTTTTTCTGAAGACTATATTCATGAGACTGCTTCTCTCTCTTCGTGGCATGAAGATGACTTTTATTCCACATGCTCAGAATTACAACATTTGCATTGCTTAAAAGTTTGGGTTACTGGATCTTTTGAATTAACATCAGATGCCATTGAATACATGGAAAACAGATTCAAAAACAACGTTAAAGAGCTGGCTCAATTTATCTCCCAGTTTATTCCGTAGTTTTTTCTATTACTTCTGGTTCGCTTTCTAACGTATTGTCTGTTCCGTAATTGGCATAGATAATACGTTTTGAAAGTTCCATGCGAATCTTAAATCCTTCTCCACCAGTACAACTGATCACAAATTCTTCACATCCTTTTCCAAAATCGATACCATTCAACTTGAAAATCTTCTTTTCAGTGTCTACTTCCAGTGTTTTTATCTCTTGTGGTATTCCAGTAAGAATTTCTACTAATTTGTTCATCTTTACTCATCTCCTCTCGTACTTGTTGACATGCTTTCGCTTTGGTTTATAAGTTTTTAAATGTTTTCTTTTACTTTTTTTCTTGCCTGTGAAGTGATTACAATTTGGTGCATATCCGTATCCCATTTTCTTATCCTTTCTACTCAATTCTTATGTTACAATCTCCTTACAGGACGTTGCTGTGTCCCAGTATTTAAGAAAGGAGATTTTCAATTATGACAAAATTTTGTCCTTTTATGAGCACTAATCCTGCTGTATTAAGTAAATCCATAGCTGACGACAAGTTTATTCCTTGCATGGATAGCTGCGCATTATATTGGAAAGGTTTCTGTTCAATTAATGTTCTTGCCCAAAAAGCTACGGCTGACATCAAAAAAGAAACGAAAAATTCAGCCAAATAATTTTTCAATCCACAGTATGGTTAGAAAGGAAATCAGTTCTTTCAATACTTCCTTTTTCAACTATTGAATTTTCTGATATTTCTTTCGCCATATCTGCTGCATAGCAAATTTCTTTTATTGTTAATCCTTCTTCTGTCGCAGCCAAAACCATGTTTTTTGCGAATTTTTCTGCCTTTAATAAATCTGCTTTCTCCATCATCTTTACTTATCTCCTGTCTGATAAAATATCTCTTTCAGTGCGTTATCTAATCCATAGTTGGCACAGATAATGCGCTTTGAAAGTTCCATGCGAATTTTAAAACCCTCTCCACCTGTACACGATATCTCAAAATACTCACAACCATTTCCAAAATCGACACCATTTAGCTTGAAAACTTTCTTTTCGGTATCAACTTCTAACGTTTTTATTTCCTGCGGCACTCCTGCAAGAATTTCTTCAAAAGTTCCCATTTCTTCTCTACCTCTCATCCAATAGATATAAAAACATTTGCTACATTTTTCATGATGCCTTGTCCTTAACCACAAGCTTAATTCCTTCCTGTCTTTCGTAAATCTCTAACAGAATGTCCATAATCTTGGCTTTCCTCTCTGGTGTAATTTCCATGTCTGCTTTGTTCATAGGAATCTCCTTTCTCATTATTTAACGCTCCCACACATGGCAATCTGCTTGTCAACTTCCGACTGTTTCTTTGAGATTGCCATACCATCCGCAACACCAAGAATATAGTTGAAGTTTTCTTTGTCCAGCTGTGACACTGTTTCAGCTAATCTTGTAAGGGATTCTTTCTGTTTTTCGCTCATTTGCTCACTTCCTTTCGTGTTTTGTACTTTGTACATTATTAATATAGCACTATGTACATATTTTTGTCAATACTATTTTTTGTACAAAGTACAATTTTTTTATTTACTTTTTTAACATGTTGTAGTATATTATTAATAGGAGGTGAGAAAATGCAGAACCGATTAAAGCAAATAAGAAAAAAATTAGGTTGCAACCAGAATGAATTTGCAGAAAAACTCGGTATATCAGTTTCCAATATATCTAGCTATGAAGCAGGAAGAAGAAATCCGTCTGATGCTGTTATAAATCTGATATGCAGAGAATTTGAGGTTAATAAGGAATGGCTGGAGACCGGAAAAGGCGAAATGTTCATTCAAAAGACCGAGAATGAAAAGATAGCTGAATTTCTTGCAGATGTTCTGAAAGCCGGGGAAAAAGACCAGCGGTACAGATTCATAGCTGCTATATCAGAACTGGATGAAAACGACTGGAACACAATCCAGAAGCTGGCAGAAAAGCTTGTGAAGAAGTAAAAAGAAAGACAAGGGCAATGCGCAAACCCTTGTCTTTTTCTTTTATCTCAAAAACCTCTTTATAAATGCATATATGGTTCGAAGATCATCCTCGTCCATGCACTTCTCTATTAATTCTATTATTTTCTCTTTAAGCTCTCCCATATCCAATACCACCTTTCTATTTGATACATAAAGTATACGAACGTATGTTCGAAAAGTCAATAACGCATCCATTTGTTTTTTATCCTAAACTTTCATTTTGCAAAAAAATGTCATAAAATAATGACAAAAATGTATTGTTTTATAATCATTTTGCTTTATAATGATGATATCAAAAGAAAGGAAAGGTATAAACGTATGGAACAAAACACAAAATTCTGTAAGCATTGTGGAGAGAAGATTGATATTGATTGTGTAGTATGCCCTAAGTGCGGAAAGCAAGTTGAGGATATTAAGAATTCAACCCCTGAAGTATAATTATCAATAATAGTGCTAATTCTTCTTCTAGTTCTGCAGCTCCTGTTTATTCGAAAGCACCAAAAGCAAAAAACAAGTGGGTTTCATTCTTTTTGTGCTTGTTTTTAGGATGGTTTGGAGTTCATAAATTCTATGAAGGGAAAATTTTATTTGGAATTTTATATTTATTAACTTTTGGTTTATTTGGTGTCGGAGTTGTAATTGACCTTATATTAATTATATTGAAGCCAAATCCATATTATGTATAAAAATTATGCCCCTCTATTAATATGAGGGGTTTTTTAGGGAGTTAAAAATGAACATAGCAATTTATCCAAGGAAATCAAAAAAAGATGATAATTCAGAATCAATGGAACAACAAATAGACGATTGTAGAAAGTACATTAATAAAACTTACCCTGATGCAAATATAATCGTTTATTCTGGCGATTATGCGATCACAGGGCATAGCACGGCAAAAAGAAAGGACTTTCAGCGCATGATGGATGATGTCAGAGCCGGAAGAATCAATGCAGTTGTCATTATGAGATACGATCGTATAGCAAGAAATATGAGAGATTTCTGTAACCTCTATCACGACATGGAAAGTGCAGGATGTAACTTGATATCAGTAAGCCAGCAGATCGATACTTCCACGCCATACGGAAAGAACTTCATGTACCAGATGGCAAACATGGCAGAATTAGAATGGGCGGTTATATCTGAGCGATACAAAGACACTGCAGCTTATAAGATCCGTGAAGGGAAAGCTTACACTGGTAGAGTGCCTATAGGATTCAAAATAGAGAAAATAGATGGTGTAAAGAAAGTCGTACATGATAATGAGGAACAGACAAGGGCTATATTTGATTATTTGTTAGCAACCAAAAGCAAGCGAGGCACTGTTTTATGGGTTCGTGAAAACTTCATCCCAGATTTTACAAGGCACAAATTAGACACAATGATTAAATCAGATCTGTATATTGGAAAAGTAAGGGAGAATGACCATTTCTGTGAGCCTTATTTTACCAAAGAGCAAATGGAAGAAATAAGAAGTGTCAATCAGATAAAATACGCTCCGTCTGGTCATATATATTTATTCAGTGGATTATTCCGCTGTCCTATATGCGGCAGGAAAATGGCAAGTTTTTACAGCATAGACAGGAAGACCAAAAAGCACCGGCAATATCAAAGATGCTGGTTTGGTGGAAATGAGAAATTGCACAAAACAAAATTAGTGTCAGAAGCAAAAACAGAAAAATATCTTCTTGAAAATCTTGATGCAGCATTAAAAAATCTTGAATTTGATGTAAAAAAAGAAGCAGGTAAACCAAAGCGCAATTTGAATAAGAAACTTAATGATGCAATAGCGGAGCGTGACAGACTGAATTACCTTTTTGAAAAAGGAAGAATTGATATTCCAGAATACGAAAAGAAATACAGTGTCTTATCAGAAAAAATAAACTCCATAAATGAGGAGTTGTCAAACAACAAAGTTGTAAGGATTGAGGAATTTAAGAAGCAGATCCCGGAAGACTGGAAAGAACTTTACGAACAACTAGATCAAAAAGGAAAACAAGAATTTTGGCATAGAATAATAAAAGAAATTTATTTGAATGAAGCCTTTGAAATTACTGGCTTTATATTTTATATCTAGGACTTGTACTAAGTAACTATTTTCTAGCGGTTAACATTAATTAGTACAAGTCTATTAAAAATGGCGATTAGAAATTCTAACCGCCATTTATTTTACGCTTTTACAATCGCAGCGTCAAATCCTGCTGCTTTCAATTTTTCCTGCAAGGAAATAGCATTTGCTTTGTTGCGATACGCTCCGACCTGTACACGATAAATAGAATCTTTATCACCTACGCTTGTCTCTGATCCAGAAGTTGCAGCATCGTCATCAGATGTGTTATTGGATGGTTCAATGTACTGCTGTCCGGTAATTCCGTAAACAATTGCACTTGCCATGCTCTTAAAGTCATACAGTGCTACATCGTCTTTATCATCCACGAAGCAACATTCAATCAGCATCGCAGGTGCTTTTGTGTGATTGAGCACGTAAAGCTTTTTGTTAATCTTCACACCACGATTTTTAAATCCAAGTGCTGCAATTGCTTTCACAATTTTCTCTGCAAATGGTTTTGCTTTGCTATTATCACTATAAATATATGCTTCTACACCTGTTGTCCGTCCGTTTCCAGACATATCTTTAGCACCTGCATTAAAGTGGATAGATACATCAAGATCAGCCACATGAGCATTGCATTTTCCTACGATGTTACAAAGCACGTTATTTGCACTTGTGCCATTGTCAACCGTACAGTCATACACGGTATGCCCGAGACCTTTTAACTGTCTGATAACCTCATTCTTTACATTTCTCGCTTCTGTTGATTCCCGGATGATTCCGATAGCTCCGCACGCTACTTTTCCGTCCGGGTTGTGTCCTGCATGTACGTTAATAACCATTCTTTTATTCCTCCTTCTTTTCAATATACTGCTTAAATAACTGGTGCAGTCCTGTGCTTGCCAGACCGCTGAATAATCCACTTAATAAAATAGGTGCTGTAACTGTCCATCTGTTAATCCAAATGGCTAAAAGCACACCTAATACCGCACAAATGGTAGGGATGTATTTATTATCCACATCCTTAATCCATTTTTTCACGACATAGCCTATACAAAGGCAAATGCCTACGATCACAGGCACCATAAATTCTGTTAAAAATCCCAAATCTGTCATGTTTAAATCCTCTCTTTCTGCTTCAAATGAAGCTCTTCAATTTCGTGTTTCATCTTTGTGACCATTCCATTGCCGCCCAACGCATGATAGGCATTGTACATTTCCATAAAATTCTGGTAGGCATAGGATGGAATTTCTTTGAGCGCCATGTATTTATCATGGTACTCGATCAGTTGTACTCGAAGCAAAAGCATCGTTCCTCTGCTATTCGCATCTCTGTCTGACTTCTGGTTTTTCAAAAGCCACACTATGTATCCCATTAATGCTGTCAGAACGATAGGCAAAGCAATCGTGTACGTTTCTTTTAACATCTCCATTGGATCATCTTCCTTTCTTTTGTATAATTCAATTATAATATTTCAGAATAATTTTTTGTTCCATTTTACTTCGCATAACCAGAGTTAAAATGCTGCAAAAATAGCATAAGAACTAGTGGTGTATGTGCCATTCTCAATTTTAATTGTTTGTCCTGCTTTTAATGGTACAGTTTTATCTACAATCACTAAACCAGCATTATCACCATTATTAGTGTAAGGATTAAAAACGTGTACATTATCAATATATATTTTTGTATTTTGACCACTTCCGTGTGCATATGCAGACACGTTTACAAAGCAATCTCTTGTTGCTGTATAAGTTACTGTTGCACCAGCGGCGATGGTTGTATAACTTTTTAAAATTGTGCTAACGTCAATAAACGATTTCACATGGTCAAGAGCACTTACTGAACCGGCACCTCCTGCTCCACTTCCAAAGTATTTATATAAAGTGCTATTATCTGCTGATATGGATCGTTGCTGTACGATACCCCAAACAGTACGGGCGTTACTATCTACATTTGTATCCGTAGACAGAACACCAGAAAACCAGTCTACATTTGATGCAACTACATCAAACTCAATCGAATACATAGGAGTTATTTGCCCCATCAAATAATTTTTATTTATATAATCGCAGACAGTTTTTGCATCAGCCGCAAGGTTTGGCAGGACTAATCTAAGATACGTTTTCTTCGAATCATTTAAGTTAGTTAAACTCTGGGTGACTTCATTGAATTCGGCTTCAATTCTGTCCTCCAGATCATTCATATTGGCAGCATTAAAAGCATCACCTTCCTGTGAGATTGTTCCCTCATCCCTTGCAACTGTCACAAGCTCTGTGCTGCCATCTTCCTTCGTAATCAGTCTGCGGTTAATATACTCTGCAATTCGATTTTTCCATGTTTTCTTTGTAAATCCCATAATATGTCCTCTCTTCCTATAATAATAGTCCGGTATCATCTCCGGCATATATCTCTGATCCACAGTAATAATTGAAGTTGTTAAGTAAAATGCCATACACATCATCTAATATTTTCTCTATATCATTCATCTTCTGGTATGTATTGACTGGCATACTCGGTGTCTGCGGCGTGTCTCCATGAATCATGTACGCATTTCTGATAACCTCTGTGTTATTTATGACTGACATTAAAAATGTCTCATTTGGATGTTCTGGAACGTCTGCAACCGTAAGATTAAGTTCCAGAACATCTGATAATAACTTTGTGTTATTCTGGATTCTCTGCATATCTGATCGATTCAGTGCGCCTTTCATCCCGGCAAGCCATTCTGTTTTTTCGTCTACATTGAAATTATCCCATCCTTTCTGTAACAACTCCAACATGCGATCCACATCACTCTGTGACCGGTCCGTCACTGTCTGCATCCACACCAGCATAAGCAACCACCTCACTTTTCAGACGTTCATTTTCTTCTTTTAAAGCTTTGTTTTCCTTTGTGAGCTTCAGATTTTCTTTTCTAAGCTCGTCATAATAAGGATTAATTGGATTGTAATTCATCAGATCAGCACATCTCCTCCCGTATATAATTCAACTCCGGCGAAGTAATTTTCCGTAACAACTACTGAATACCCCATGCACGTTGCCGTTGCGATAAATCCACCTGTCAAATCAAGAGTCTGGCTCTCAATCAATGTTGTCGATGTCTTTCCACCAATCGAATTTATATTCGCCCAATTTCCTACCTGCTCTAAGTCAACCAGGTACTTCATTCCCACCTTTTTTCTCAAGGAATGATAATCCAAAAGATAAGCGGCGATATCGGGTAATATATCAGCATTATAAATGGTACATCCACTGTACTTCTTTATATTTTCTGTCTCCCCGGATTCGATTTTATCTACACGTTTCTCATAAGAAAAAGTCGTGTTTGCATATTTAATACCTGTAATATGGCACTGTCCGGCATCCGGCATATTAATGATGAGATAATTTGTTTTTACTTCTTTCAGCGTGCCGGCACTTGCCGTGATAGACGATGGAAGATATGGACTTGAGAATGTGATCTTGGTATCTCCTGCCGGCAATGTTTTCTTATAAATATCAGATGTTTTTTCTTCCAATGCATAGTTTTTCATCTCAATATTCACACCAGAGATATATTTTTCAAGAGATACTTTCGTATTTCCATTAAATTTGCGATCCGTCCCGACAGTGGATTTCACATATCTGTCTGGCTTATAAACCTTGATGGTATCGCTCCGGCTGTCATCTGCTACCGCACCACACGCAAAGCATACCTGTTGCAATGCCTTACGGCACGTCTGGATGGCTAAATAGCCACTTAAAAGTATGTTGCCGACTTCTTCATCAATCGTATATTTTTTGATACCGGCAGTGGCAAATATCGCATTCAGTATCACTTCTGCGCGGACATTGTTATATATCTGTCCTTCATAAAATGTATACTTATCTAATAAACCAACTACATCAACCAGCTTAAATTTTGCAATATTCTTTGAAAAAGAAAAGTCGTTGATGAAGAATGCTCCCATAGGAATCATGTTTCCGTTCTTAAACTCTGACAATGTGACTTCCTGCGTTTTCTGTACACTCTTCCATGCTCCATTTTCGTTTTCTGCGTCAAAATCATCATTAATATCAACAATTGAAATATCCGCTTCGTTGATAGACAAGGATGCAGAGGTCACATCAATGTCCTCCTGCACCTTGGCTGTCTGGATCATATCCTTATCCCACACAATATATTTTCCATATAAAATATACTGAAGCTTAATATATCTCTGTGGAAAAGTTGTCCTTACAAATTCAATCTCAATTTTTCCGTAATTCTGCACCTGTGTATTACAAACATAAATAAGGCTGTCCGGGTAAAATGTCTCTGTGATTAATTTTGTACCGGCGATTGTATACCATGTGATTTTCAGCTCTGCTGGTGGCTCATCTTCAAAATAAAGTGTGATTGCTGCGGATGTATGCTGCTCTTGGAACGTAACGGTGATCTTAGGATTTGTTTCAAAAGTACAATCTTCCTTCGATAACGCATCATTCCAAAATGCAATGTCTTTCGGATTTTCCGTCAATACGCTTTTACTTCCATCTAGCACAAATTGGTTCAGTTCAAAAGTTCCATAACTTTTCTGTTCTGTCTGGTCTGCAAATAACTCAACTGAACCTATGCTCTGGTTATCATCTGTCGTGACCGCGGCATCCGCAAGTGCGGTAACATCTATAAATTTCATTTCTGCCCTGCAATATGTTCTCATAAATGCCCCCTTACGGTGTCCTTGCTGGTTTCTTGCTCGTCATTTTCCAAGACAAGCCTTTATACTTCGCTCCGCTGTCCAGTACCTTTTCCACTTCGTCTTTAATAGAGGAAAAATACCCATAAAAATCAAACTGCTTGCTTGCATCCGGTAGTGATACATGATGGAATCTGTTCTCGCAATCCGTGATATGATCTATAAGCTTGTCATACATTTCTACATCATCGATCGTTCCGATTGAGATTGTATAATTCTTATAGAGTCCGATGCTCTCGATTTTAATGTCGCCGTCCTCTGTCCTCTCTGCATACTTTTCCAGAAAGTCCAGTGTCCTCTGGATAGACACCAGAGGGATATTATATGTAATTCCATCAATGATAAGTCCTTGCGTGTACTTATGTTTCATCTTATCCCTCCGCTATCCCAAGTCTTATTTCTTCGTCCTGCAAATATGGTAGATTAATTCTTGCGAACTCTTTACCATCCACCGCCAGTACTACCGTCTTTGCACCGCTATAGTCCGGCATTTTGCTTGCAAGCTTCGATGCAAGGTCGTCCATCCAGCCGGTGTTATTTTCAAGCGGCAGGATAGCTTCTTTTCCGGCTTCGCCGATTTCTGCAAGTGTCATTCCGGTTGTTACGCCACCGTTGGCAAGACGAGGCAGATTTACAGTAGGAATTGTCGGAATACTTGGATGCCATGATCCGCCACCCAAAAAATCAGGTAAATCAAATCCAATGCTGTTAAAGCCAGAAATCAATGAATTGAGACCGTTAACAACATGGTTTACCATACTTTCAAACAACTGAATTACACTGTTCACAAAATCTTTTACCGATTTTTCTGTCTGGCGTAATGCTTTGTCTGTGTCTTTCGTAAGTAATGCATGAATTGCGGCGAATACAAGTTTTACCCCTGCCAGCAAAAAATTGATCAGATCTAAAATAAAATCGACGCTGTCTTTTATATTCTGGCTCAGGTTTTCAATAATCGGCAGAATTACCGGAAGCACATTTTCAATAATCCATGCAATAATCGGCTGTAAAATATTTGTCCATAAATCGTTCAGTATGTCTATCACGATTCCCATTATTTCGAAAATATTATCAAACACAGGCTTTAAATGATTTTCATAGGTATCCTCAAACATTAACGCCAGATTCTGTAAAATAGGCTGCACATAAGTGTTCCAGAATTCTAAGAATTTTTCTATCAGTTCTGACATTCCATTTTTTACATTTTCGATAAACGGATGAATATGTTCATCGTACAATTCTGTGATTTTATCGGTCACATGCTGTACACCGTCTGATATAGTCGTTGTCAAATCCGCAATCACACCAAGAAGTCCATCTAACGCATCTTTTAAAGCATCCTGATTTTCTACAAAAGGTGTCACGATGCAATCGATAATATCTTTTCCAAATTTTGCCGCATTCTCCGTAACCATCATGAACGCATCCGAAAAAATCTGAATCAGGTTTGCTGTGATCTGCTGTCCATTTTCATCCCCAAATACAGAAAATACATTTGCGAATGCATCTGCCCCCTGTGATGCCAACACTGAAATATCAGATGCTATATCAAACATGTCGATAATATAATTTTTTATATTTTCAGAATTACTTTCAAGATAAATAGATATCCCACCAAGAAGATTTTCTGCTATGGTAGCACCTATGCTTACTACAGATGCCGAAATGCTTCCAAGTGACCTTGAAAAAGTCATAGCAAAATTATCAACAGATGCAGAAACTTCACTATCTGAAAAAATATTTAAAAATGAATTCTTTATGCTTTCTATACTGGATTTAATATTATCAAATTGTAAAGAAACATCTAAATTGTTCCATGTTTCATCCCATCCATTTTTTATAGAAACTTTTAATTTTTTTAAATAATCTATAAATGGCTGGATTTTATCTGATAATTCTTTTCCAGTAGGGACTTCTTCATATAAATCAGATTCGCCACTACCAGTTCCACCACTACCGCTTCCAGAATCATTTTTCTGCAATACATTCAAGTCATCAAAAGCCGCCAATGCTCCAGCTGCTTTTTTGGCAGAACCGGCTGTTTTATCAAGAGATGCCGCATAGTCTACCTGCTGCTTCTTTGCCTTTGTCCAAGTGCTTTTTCCGCTTATAGCCGCAATAAATCTATTCATAGCATTAATGGCATTTGTAAGCCATGTGCATAAGGTTACGATTGCTGGTGTCAATGCAGATATGATAGGCGCTGTCAATGCTCCAATAGAATTTTTCAATGTAGCCGAAGCACTTGCCATTTCAGACATTTTTCCATTAAATTCAGAAGAATACTTCGCCATGTTCTGTATACCTTCTGTAAATGCTTTAGATATGGTCTGAGATACTTTCATAACCGCACCGAATATTGCAAAACTAATTACGGTCTGCTTTATTCGTTTCGCCATGTCAGATATTAAGCCAGAGGATTTTTTTGCTGATTTTCCTACTTTTTCAATGTCTTTCGCACCAGCACCAATAGATTTCTCATTGACAACGGTTTCTCTCATCTTCTGATTTAATACGTTTTGCTGATCTGTGATGCCTGCAAGCTTGTTGGAAAGCTTTTTGTATTCTTCTGTTTTTGTAGGATCGGAATATGCTTTTCCGGAGCTTTCGAGTTCCCTCATCTGCGCCTTAACGTTTGCGGCTTCTTTTCCCGTTTCTGCCATTTTGTTCTTGAGGTCTACCCATTTTGAGGAAAGCGTTTTATCCGATCCTGTTTGCTCCATGTCTTTTATTTCGCCGCGAACGTACGCAATCGATTTAGATAAATCTTCTACATCATATTGCATTGCTTTGTATGTCCGGCTCTTTTTGTTTCCTCCTGTAGCAAGGAATTTTTCTTGCTTGTTTTGCACTTGTGACAGTTTGGATCGCAATTCTTCCAATTGCTTTGTTGCTTCTTTGTACTGCTTTGATGGCGTATATTTTTCTGTTTCTTTCAGTTTTTCCGAGAGATTCTGACCTTTTGATACTAAACTGTCAAACTGTTTGCCTAAGTTCTTATATTCTTCGGTTGGGATTTTTGCTTTTGCAAGCTCTCTCATTTTTTCCGATACATTGCTAGCTTCACGTGCAAGCTTCTGAAACTGTGATTCCATCTGCATGAGCTTACTTGATGCTTCTCCATTTTCAATCAACGTTTTTATTCTGATTTCGCCATCATATTCAGCCATGCTAAAACCCTCATTTCTTAAACTGTTTCAATGCTTCCTGTTCTGTTTCTTTCTGCTTTCTTATTTCTTCCATCATGCGATCATAATCGTCTATCTTTTCTTTTTCTTCGCTGGTATACTCTTTTTCTGACTGTTCCAGAGCATATATATTTTGTTCGTTTTTGATTGCATCTTTTTCCTTAGAACTCATGTTCTTTTCAATTTTCTTCTGTCGAATCTCAATTACCTCCATGAGAGAAGATAATCTTCTTGGCATATTCCATATCAAGCCATTAAATTTCCACCAGTGCATATCTGCTACGGACAAATCAATACCGTATATCTGCAAAAAATCTGCGTATATTCTCCATTGATCTACATCATAGTCAATAAAACGCTTTGTATTTTTACTACTGCCGGTATTGTCGTGATACCATCCGTTTAAATACCAAGAAATACATTCATTTAACTCATGGTACTGTGGATGGTCTCTAAGTTCTCCGTATTCATCAGAGAACATAAGATAAAGAATAGAAGTTGTTTTCTCATACTCATTCATTTCTTTGTCATATTGCAAAATATAAATCTGCATACCTATGCGGAAATCGGTATTTACTTTGTATCCGTTCCATTCAGTAGGCAAATTGTCAAGCATGACATTGTTCATTATTTTGCCCCACGTCTTCTTACATTGTATCTGTTCTGCACCTGTTCAAAACGTTTATTGAAAAGCTTATTCATAACAGGGATAACCTGCTCTACAAACTCCACGATTGCAAGTTCATCCGGGACAATATCTCCGTAAATCTGTTTCATGGCATCTTCGCCAAACAACCCATCTATACTTTCCGTAATCTGCTTAAGATATTTTACACGAATGCTGTTCAGTTCTAATGCTGCATCCACATTCATATCATCCACATTCATATCGTCTTTGTGGTTATTTCTCCATTCGGCGGCTTCTTTTTCACAGTTCTGAGATATATTATTTAATTTATCAATTACACCTGCAAACTTCTTAGCTGTGTCTGCATTCGCTGTATCTACTGTTATAACTGTAATAAGATCTCCGTCTTCGTCTTTTATTGCAATTTTTTTTATGCCACTGCTTAATTTAATTTCTTCCATTTTTAACATCCTTTCCTAATGTGGGACACCAAGGAAAGGTAGGCATCCCACATATGCTAATTTTTAATTAACACCTATGAAACTGGGTAATCTTCATCCAAAGCCAAAGCGCTTACTTTAGGCGCCCATGTGAACGATCCATCACCAGCAATAGTGATTGTTCCAAGTTCTACATCTCCATTTCCATTAATCTGGACTGTAGACTTTAAGATATCACCACCTGATCCACCAGTGCTTGATGCACATACAGTTACTGGGACACGGATACAATCGCCGGATCCGCTTGTAATATCAGCTTTAAAGAAGCGATAATAATATGTCTCGCACTGATCTCCTGTTGGAAGTTTTTTAAAAACATCATTAAACACTGTCTGCATTTCATCTGACAAATGTTCTCTTTCTGGAGACATTGAAAATGCATACCCTTTTACAGAGTTGCTTGCATTTTTCATGTTTACGTACTGTGTGCTTTCTGTGTTAGGTCCCCAGTCTTCAGAAAGCTCTGTGAAACCATCACCCATTTCAGCAAGCTTTTCACTTTTTCCACCCATAAGGCTTCCAATATCCAAAAGTGAGACCATGTTAGTTCTGTCTTTTGCCATGAGTATTCCTCCTATTTTTTATAAAAATATTTAAGCTGCATATTAATTGCTAATTCTGTTGTTTTCCCATCTGCTGTACCGCAAAATACATCCGATGTGCGGTTGATTTGTTCTACAACAAAATTTTTATCTTTTAATGTAAATTCTCCACTTTCAAGGAACTTTGCAATATTTTCAAGCAGATTGCTTGCTGCAATATTATCCTTGTTTGTTGTTGGATTGCTTTTGTATACGATCTGGAACGTCATTTGTCCGACATAAGAACCGCTGACATATTTTTTCAAATAAACAGGATCCTGCGCCGGAAAAACTCCAATAGACTGAGTATCTTTTATGCTGTTCCATAAGATTGTTGAATTTGATGGTTTGAAACCGGGCGGAAAATTTGGATAACTATTTATCATATCAAGGATAGCTCTTTGAGCAGTTTCTGCATCTGATACAAGCATTATTTTTGGCTTTTCATCCAAATCATTTACCTCCAATCTCAAACCTTGGTATAAGGCTGTAAACACCGATAGTATTCACTTTGTAGCAATTCCCTTTTTCATTTACCATGTACTGGAAGAATTTACCCGGATAATCGTCTGAATTAATTAATCCAACCGGCAATTCCCTATCAATGAGAAGTTCATCTTTTTTTGCAATCACTACGAAGTCAAAATCATTACTTCTTAAAGTGAAATGCTTTAGCTTTTCTTCTTCGCTCATGTTCTCCCAGTCTGGTGGATTAGCATAATTCAATGTGCCGTCATTCGGGATTTTTACAAGAAAACTATCTGCATCTTTCATTCCAGATTTACTTATGTTCTCTGCCTGTGTAAGCTCGATTCTTACATTTTCAAATAGAGTACCGAAATAATATTCAGTTTCTAAAGTGTCGTTGTAATGCCTGTTATATAAAACCACGGCATCTTTATATCCGATTCCCATAAGCTAAACTCCCATGTACAAAAGGTTTTCATGCCTTGAATCAACCATTCCGGTTAGGTAATTTGATGCAATATCGTAGCACTTACTATTAAGTGCCATTTCTGATTTTGCAATCTCTACCAATGTCGAAGAAGATGCTCCGGCATCATAAGATACTGATTCACTTCCAGAAGTCATGCTCTTAATCATTTTCCCTTTTACAGTTCCGTCCGTATTTGTAATAACACCAAAGTTATTAACTGCCGCAGAGTACTCAGATACATTCTTTAGCAATTCAGCTATTTCGCAGGTGCAATCTTTGATATTATCCCACCATACATCCTCTGATTCTGGCTGAGGATAAAACACAATCCTGTTTGATGTGATCGCATTGATTCTTCTTTCTGCTTTTCTTTCATATGGAGCAAAGTCTTCTTCGCTTTCGAACAAACTTCCACCATATTTAGTTTGGTAATATTCAAAATCTACATATGACATTGCTCCACACTCCTTATTGCTGTGATAAGATTTCGCTGATAATATCAGCTTTCTTTGTTGCGGTCAGTGAATACCCTTTACTCTCTGCCAGTGCCTTAATTTCTGCAACTGTAAGAGAGTTTAAGTATTCTTCCGTGAGTTCCCCACTAGCATTTACCGCCTGTGTAGTGGGAACTATTCCCCCGGTGTGATTGAAACGTTAGCTACTGCATCAATGTACTCTGCAAAAAGTACAAATCCTAACAGTGCATAATTTACGCTGGTTGCACGATCGTAATCGCCTTTTACCTTAAATCCGATAAGGTTTGTCTCTCCACTAACTGTGTAAGAAAGACCGGCTTTCTCAAAATCTGCGTCAGATGGATCTACATAGTAAGCAACGATGTTGTTTACGGCTGTTGCCAGAACTTTTCCGGCTGGGATTTCGTTGTCAGAGCAAAGGATCATAATGTCTGCTCCGAGGAATTCCTTGACATAGGTAAGTCCGAAGGCTGTCTGCAAAGTAATTTGTGAATTTCCAAGATAATCATATAAATCCATCATATTTACAAATACTGCAACTCCTGTAGCAGTTCTGTGCATTGACTTGAACTTATTCTTGACAGATCCAATAGCTTTAGCTATAGCCATCTGGAATGTTTTTGCAGTGTTTGTAAGTGTACCAGTTTTCAGATAGTTGTAGAATTTTGTTGTAATTCCATCCTGCAGGTCTGTCTTGAACTCTTCATCTGTCATTCCACAAGCTGCTTCATATCCATGATCCTTGATAGCTTCGATAGAAACTTCTTTTGCATATTTTTCAAGAGTAATCTCTGCATAAGGTTTTTCTTTTACATCGTAATGTGTTCTTGGAATCACATCGCCTTCTGCTACAGTCCCACTCTCTAACGTTCCTTCTGCATATTTGCTTTTAAGAACAGTTCCCGGATTTTTTTTAATTGCTCTTGAAATTCCAAGAATTTCTCTTAAAGCTTCCCAGTTTCTTTCAAAAGATGTAACAAAATCAATTTCCCTTGCCGTTACATCAATGTCTCCTGTTACAATCAGTCCTGCGTTTGCTGCAAAAAACTGCAAATTTGTGTTCATCGTTAATCTGTTTTTGTTCATATAAAACTCCTTTACTGTTGGAATAAAGAAATGTTTTCGGCAATTGCTTTCTGACGTTCTGATCTATCTTTGATAGATAAAATGCTCTCTCTTGTTGTAGGCTTATCACCACCAGAATTATTTTCATTCGGTTTTGTGAAATACGCATGTGGAGTCTGCTGATTCTGCTTATTTACAAATGCATTTGCATCTGTCTTTTTAGCTTCCTCAATAAGATCACTGAACCCTATCAGCTTTCCATTTCTCACGCTTACGCCTTTGGAAATGTCTTCCATAATGGCTTTCTTTGCAGATTCTGAAGTAAACTCGATTTCCGCAAATGCTTCTTTCAAAAGTTCATCCTTCTCATGCTCTGCGATTTTGGCTTCATAATCTTTTTTGGAATCCTCTGCCTGTCTCTTCCAGTCATCACGCTCTTTTAAAATGTCTTCCGGGCTTTTTCCATCCAACCCTTCAAGCATTTTCTCTGCTGATTCTGCCCGGTTTTTCCACTGTTCGGATTCTGATGAAGCTTTTTTAACTTTGTCTTCCATTTCTTCTTTGGAATACAGCTCTTCACCCATACTCTTTTTAAGAGATTCTTTCTGTTCGTCTGAAATTTCAATTCCGAGTTTCTTTAATTCTTTTGCTACGTTTACCATGTTTCTACCTCTTTCTTTCCAAGTTGTTACTCCGGTCAGTCCGGCACGAATGAGTTGCTATTTACTCCATAGCTGGCAATTGGGAATGAAGGAATCGAACCCTCGACAACCCGGATATAAGCCGTGTCTTCTTCCACTGAATTAATTCCCAAAAATAAAAAAGCACGCCCAAAATAGGACGTGCCATGCATCATCCCATAATTATTCTAGGTTAGCGAACAGAATCCCTTTTTCTGTCCGGTACTTTTAATATTCTTTTCAATATATATTTTAACTTATTTTAAACAACTTTTTGTACCATTTTAAAAAGGGCAGATTGCTCCACCCCTTTTTGCTATTTCCCACCGAAATACCTTCTAAGTACTTCTTTTTCTTCTTCCACAATGCAATCCTTTCTTAATCTGTTGCACTGGTCGTATATATACTTTCCGTACTCTTCTAATTTGGCTATCATTGCATTTTTATTTTCCAATGTAGGATTTTTAATGTATTCTTTTTTAAGCCCTATATAGTCCTCATACTGCTTTATAACGTCCATTTTCAATTACCCCATTCAAAATATCATCTGCTATGCCAACGACTTCTTTTCCATAAAGAGACAGAAAATCCGCTACGATTTCCTCTACATCTATTGGAATGTGGCAGTCATATGAAAATGAAGCGCAGTGTACCAACTCATGAGATAGAACTTTCTCTAACAGACTTCCGCTTAATGCATTTGACAAATAAACCGTTCGTGTACTCCAATCTGTAACACCAAGTGTAATTGTTCCATCTGAACGCATCAAGCATTCACTATTAGGATTTACATATAAAATATTCCATTCAACATCATTGATTTTAAACACTGCGCTCACCTCTTAGATTTTCTGTAACATCATCTGTAATTCATTTCTCCACATCTGCTTTTCTTCCGGAGCTGCATCTGATGTCATTTCAGTAATATCCATCTGCATATCTCGCAAGTAATCTTTTCTTGCTTTTGCACGCTCTTTTTTATCTTCCTCTGAATTTCCATGATGGTTTTCTCTGGTCTCCATATAAGTACGTCTGGAAATACCGGCTTTTCCCTCTCTGGAATCCCTCGGATATGAACTATCTCCCATCATTCCGGTATCTGTATACATCCTTTTCAGGTCTTTCTTATCCATGTCTCTCATGTGCTCTGCATCTTCGTAATCATCCGGGTACATGTGATAATATGGGGGTTCATCATATCCTCTTCGTTTTCCTCTGCCTTTCGGTGCAAATCTTCCATCAGCATAACGATACCGGTCGTAATATCTTCGGTCATCCCCATACTCTAAAAGCTTTTCCATGATATCTGCTTCGTCCGCTTCGTTCATTGCCTTAGTAATTGTGGCATGATACTCTGCTTCTGACAGATCCTTTATCATGTCGATCACTTCTCCCATTTCTTCTGTATTGACATTCTCAATCCCTTTTTCAATCTCACATAAGGATTTTTCAGCAAGGCATTCAAGCATTTTATGGATTCTTTCAATATGCATATACTAAGCCTCCCTTACTACGATCAAATTACTGTTCTGTACCTCGATAGTCTGTCCGGATGTATTCTGAACCGCTATTGCGCTGCAGCATCCACAAGGAACATCTACATAAACCTGTGCAGATACATTGAATAAGTTTTCTACTGCCGCAGGTGTCACAATCATTCTTGTAGACTGTAAGGGTTCTCCGTCAATTGCGATTGCAAGAGAAATAGCTTCCACCGTTCCACCGGTTGGGATCTGGATATTTCCGCTATAAGATACAAGAAATCTTGCTTTGCACTGGTTTGTGATTCCTCTTAATTTAACTACTCCGCTTCCATGTCTGTGAACGATACATTTTGTTCCGCAAACCGGTGTCTCAGTAAATGCGACATCTTCTCCTTGCAGGACAGTCTGTAAAGCATTGGCTGTAAATTCTGACATAATATTTTCCTCTCTTTCAAAAATATAAGGGCAAACATTAAAGTCTGCCCTTTGTGTTTAAGTAATACTGCTATGCAGACATAATCTTGTCGATTAAGATACTTTAATTATTCAGTTGTCTAACATCCGCATCCAGTATTGCAACCACATCCATACGGAATGTATGTGTTAGGGTTTGGCACCTGGTATGCCGGAATTGGTGATGGATTAACAGCGTTGATAATATGATTTGTCTGTGCTGTCATAGCGGTAGTCAAAAGTGCGTTCTGTCTATCCTGTGATGCTGCAAGTCTCAAATCATTATTTTCTGCCTGCAACGTTGCGATCTTATCCTGGCATAAGTAGTCAAGTATCGCTCTTGTTCCGGCATTCTGGCTGTCGATAATATCTCTCGTGTTGTTGTTCATGGTGTTCTGTAATGCGCAAGTGTTCTGCGCCATGTTGAAGTTTACACCCTGGATAGCTTCACGAGTTTCGCAGCAGCAATTTGCAAGCTGAGACTGAATAGCATTTGCATTCTGCATTCCTGCTACTGTGTCCGCATTAATTGCCTGCTGAATGGTGTTAAATCCTGTCAGCATTCCGTTGTTTACTGCATAAAAGCCATCACAAAGACCATTTGTAATGCCATCAAGCTTACTTATGACTGCTGAATTGTCAAATCCTCTCTGGATATCAGCCTGTGTAGCCGCAGTTGCGGTATAACCGCCACCACCATTACCACCGAATCCATAACCGCCCCATCCACCGAATAAGGCAAAGAGGATAATGAGAACCCACCAACCACCATCGCCCCATGCACCATCATTACGGTTTCCACCAGTAACGGCGGCAATGTCCGCTAAACTTGGAGATGAATTAAACATATGTGTTCCTCCTAATAAAATTTATTTATACATAATCTTGCAAGAATAGTATCAATGTTTAAACTGGCTCATGATTTCTTCCGGGTTTAGACCTTTTTCTTTGCACAAATTTCTGGCAAGCTGTTCCAGCCCTTTACTGTCTCCACGGTTCATCATGTCGAATGTATTTTTCATGATCGGATTATTTGAAAATTGAGAGTTGCTCATCATTTGACTTAATATCATCTTAGGGTTTCCACCGCACTGGATCATCTGCATTAAATTCATTCAGAATCGCTCTCTTTCTTTGCTCTGGTAGTCCTCTGGGACTGAGTTATTTTAGCTTCTATCTGGTCTAATCGCTCCATTATCGGGGCAAACAATGTTGTCGTGTCTTCTTTCGGTAATTCGTTCTGTTTTCCGTCTATCTTCGGTTTATATGTAACTGTCTGAATAAGTCCATTAGCACTCCACGATTTTATATAAACTTCTGATCCATCTGCTTTCGGGAAAATGGCAAATGGTGCATTCATGGGAACGTCATTCGCTGTGACTTCCTCAACAGAATTAACCATTCTTCCACAAAGTCCAGCTTGTTGCGGCATGATCTGTTGTGGGAATTGCTGTTGAATCTGTTGTGGTTGTTGATATTGAGGATAAGAATACTGGTTATATCTCTGATACTCGTACATAATAAACCTCTCTTTCTATCTTCATTTTATTATGAACAGCACAATTGAACCACCCCAGCAAAACCCCATTAAAAGGACACAAAAAAGACACCCTTAACGGATGCCTTTAATGAGGAGAAAGTTATGTGAAATGTTGTCCAGTTACCTTAAGAATTTTATGTTGCATTTTTACGTTGATACGTCCTGCTGTCTTCGTTGAAACATGCATAATTTCTGCACATTCTTCCAAAGACTTTTCTTTCTTCCGTAAATCAAAGAGCGTTTCTTCTGTCGGTGTGAAATCACACAATTCTTTTATATGCTCTTTTTCTTCTTTGGTAAAGCACGTAACAATGTTTTTCATTTGCTTTACCTCATTTGGGGGAGTTTCCGGCTATGACGGTGAGTTGTTATCTCGCTTGAATTCCACTGCATTAATTAAAGAAAGGTGGATAACCAAGTATGTATGGTTAACACGTTATTATAATAACATATTATTCCATTTTCGTTGTACCATTTTTTTTAATTTTATTTTTATAAGCCGTTGCGCGTCCATTTGCAATCGCAGACTGTTTTTTATTAAATCCAGAAACTTTCGTTCTATCGCCTTGCAATTGAAGATCGTTATTCTTACAGAATAATTGAAGCCTTTTATTCTGCATTCGCAGTTTATATGTCAGTTTATCATATTGAGGTTGCAAGATCTCTTTTACATCTGTTTCGGCAATCATATCAAGTTCCTGTTTCTTGGTCATAATTTCACGCTTTGTTTTACGAATTTCTCTTTCAAGTAATCTCTGCTTCTGCTGCAAATCATAAAGTTTTTGGCTTTCATCTGCATTTATATTCACATTTCCGTTTTCATCAAGGTACTTATTTACCATGTCTTTCCGCCACGGGCCATGTGAATGTCTGCAATTGTATCCGTGAAGTCCTAAGAGATTTACAACAGTTCCCGTTCCGGTTTTAGGGTCTATGGTATAACCTGTGCTTTCAAGAAGATTCGGAAATCCTGGTTCGCTCCCAATTATTTTATATGCTTTTCCTTGCCAGTGATCGTGAGATGAAATCCCTGTTGGATTCTTTTTATCATATCTGGCGCCTGGATGCGCTGATACTAGAACATACTCTATTTTATTTTGGGCAATGTAAATGTTTGTCACCTGTGCCGCTGTCTGGTTCATTGATGTGACAACACAGCACCTTACTGCCGCTTCAAGAGAACGCTTCGTTCCGGTAGGGTATTCTACCATAACACCAGATTCTGCATATCTGTCCAGAACCTCGCAGACTGCGCTACTGTAAGACTGCATTCCAGATGCAACTCTATAATCAACCTCATTCAGCATATTGAGCAAGTCTTTCTGTGTCTGGTTAATGGTTGTCTTTGTCAAATTATCAAGTTCACCAGATGTCTTTATTAACTCTGCATTCATTGCCAGAATTGCCATATTATTTTTTAGCGGAGATATAATATCAGATGCTGATATCTGCGTCAAGACTTCCTTATCATCTGAGAATGATGTCATAACACTATCCCTTAATAATCTGCGAACCTCATTTCTTGATTTTCCAGACATTTCAGATATTCTTTTTACAATCTCTGTGTTATGCAGTCCCATCTGTTGGAGTTTCCACAATTCTCGGTCGGAAGTTCCTGACAATTCACCGGATTTTATCAATCGTGTTGCAATGTCTGATATAATCCAATTTTCAAGATCCTGATACATCTCAACCAGTTTATCAGTTTTTCCGTAAAAGTAATCCGGTTTAAGCATTATCCTTTTCCAACCTCTCTTTTAACAAGATCAATCCACTGCTTACCGTGATTTTCTTTTGCAGTTTCAAACCATCGTTTACCTGTTCCCGGTGTGTGATATTTTAATTCTGTTCCTGTTGGATACTTCTTTTCTCCATGATTCGCCCATGATCTACCGTCTGACGTCAAATAAAGTTCACCAACGTACTGATAATGCGCATATGGTGTATCTACTGTAATTAATCCGGGTTCTTTTATCTGCGTCTTGTTTCTCAAATCGCCCTGCTGCATAGGTGTGTATTTTCTCATGTCGTTTACAACCTGCTCATCAAGGACATTCTGCGCATTTCTTAAATTTTCATCTATTCGCTTAGTATCAAGCTTAATATTAAAGCTTCCAATGACTTTATTATATTTTATATTAACGCATCCCTTTCTATTACTTATCTAAATAAAACTTAATTGTCTCTATCACAGTCTTTTTCTGAAGCTTTATTTGAATCATCTCCGCCGGTTCAGGTTCAGGGATAATATATCCACCTTTTAAAATACCATTTATAGAAAGTTTCGGTATCCCTTGAATTATTTTACTCCTCTCCAAATAGACCACCGCTGTTCCTTTCCGCATCTTCCTGCGCTCTCTCTGCAAACATGGCATCTACTTCATCATCATTAAATCCCTCGTATTCCTTAAGGTATTTACGCTTAGAATAAATACCTTGAATCATTAAATTATATGCTCTTGATCTGTCCTGCTCAAAGCTTGCAAGCAAATCTTTAAAATAGAATATATCTTCGTCTGGTACATCATCATCCAGTGCATCCACATAGCCGGCAGGTATTCCGTAAAGGTCACAGAATACGTTAATTGCATAAATGAGATTTTTCAACGCTGTTTTTATGCATTTTCGAATATCGTTAATCGTTTCTACCGTCTCATTGTCATCGCTCTCAACCTGTGTTGCTGTCAATCTTCCAGATTTTCTATCAAGGATAAACTGCCCTTGTGAGAATCCGCATTTTGTCGAGATCATAGATAGAACGCTGTTAATGTCTGTGATTCTGTCAGAAGTAAGCATGGTCGGGACGTGTTCATCGATCGTACTTTTTGAATCAAGCCCCAATTTCAAGCCTTTAACGAACCGAGGAAGCTCTACTGTTGAGGCACGGATGCCGCCTTTTCCCTGTTTTGTCAGCGCATTCTCATCAATGAAAGTAATGTGCTGTGAATCCTCAACCTCGTTTCCTTTTTTACTCCATGCTATATCCAGATCTCTAAGCTCCATGAGCGCATTTGAGAAAATAGAGACACCTTCAGGGGATGAGTAGTCGATCGTATTGTTGAATGGGGTTTTCAAATAGGCGAATAGTGGCTTTTCTACGTTCATAATGTGAACAACTTCATCGATTGAAGACCACTCTGGAACGTCATGCAGTTCTATCTTTTTACCAAGTGAGTTACTGCTGTTTGACTTGAACGCTCTGTTCTGGATCTCGTACACGTTCATCTCTTCGCCCTCTTTATTTTTTGAGGTCGTGAAATGATGGTATTCAAGCCGGTAGTAGTACACTTTATCTTTTAAAAGTCGATTAATGAAAATGCATCCTCTGATATCTCCGTTGCTGGTCTTTTCTGTGATTGCGAAATCCCACGGCATAATATAATCGATCATGTTGTCTGGGTTCATTGAACCGTTTGGTTTTAAAATTATACCACCAACTCCGAGCATATCTTCGACTTTGTCTCTGATAGAAGTGTCAACCATTGCCCTGATGCACTTATTAATAAAATCAGCTCTCTCTGATCCAGTAATGCTCACTGACAAATCCATACACGCTTTCTTCGCTGTGTACTGGCAGAGAAATTTTGCAAAATTTATTGTCCTGATGTCTTTATTTTTCGGATCCACCCAAAAAGGACTCCCATTAATGATGTCGTTCCATTTCTGCTGTGAGTTTTCAATCTCCGGAGAAGTGATAAACTCGACATTAAATTCTTTCTCTGCATCTGTTCTAAAAAACTTCATGACAAACCCCTTTACTCTTGTGAATATGTTCATACGTTATCACCTATAAAATCATAGTAAATGCATTATCTTTCAGAAAAATTCCGTGATTTGTCTCGGTAAATACTGGCTCTGTACCTTCGTATACTTTCAAGTCAACATCCTTCCGAAGAATATCATCTTTGCTATTATCTGAAATACACGCAAGCACTTCTCTTGTATCTTTTTCAACTACAACATAATATTTCATGCAACCACCGCCTTAAATTCCAATCTGTTCAAATGCCACACTAATTTTGTGCCACTGAATAGCAAACCAATCCACTAATTCTTCATTATTCGCCCAACTGCAGCTATCAAGACCGGACTCATACAAAAATGCGTGGATCAATTCATGCCTTTTGACAGATTTTTTATATTCTTCCATGTTCCCCTTTGAATTAATATCTGTGTCTTCCATTCTGTCGATTACACATGTTTTTGTACTGCTATCACAATATCCGTCTTTGCCGGTAAGTTTTGGGTCTTCATTCTCCGTAGCTTCATTTATTGTGTATTCGGTTCCCAGTACGTTAATCTTCATATTCTTCTTCCTCCTCATCTTCCTCATCATCATAAAGACCGTCATTCCTTCGGCTGGTCATGATAATTCTGTTCAATGCATAAATGTTTGCCATGATCGTATCCTCTTCTAAAGTTGGGTATGCATCTGAAAATGAACCATCTGGGAGCTGTTCATGTTCTGCCTTTTTAAACTCGCTTTCGGTGTTCGGGCAACGCTCCGGATCAATCACGATCTTATTACATCGCTGAAGCCACTCCCAACAGTAATCCCTTCCTTTTCCGCTTCCCCATCTTTTCTTTGCACCGATCGCATTAAATCCCCAGTCCTGCATCTCTGCTATTCCGTCCGGTCTGGCAGAATCGCATATAATCTCGACATTCATAAACTTCTTTATCTTTCTGGCAAATGTAGAGTTTTTACACTTTTTAGAATACACTTCGCCAAAAATATAAAGAGTATCCGTCTCGTAATCGTAATAATTCTGACTGAACACCTGTGGGTGTGTGTATCCGAAGTCCAATCCGTGGTTTACTGTATCGAATGTCATTAACTCTTCATCCGATATTTTTCGGATTTCTAAGTTATCGAAGATGCCTCCGCCTGTTCCAGTGACTTCTCCTAAGTAGTTATTTTTATAATATAATGGTTTATGAATCCTAAACCACTCCGCACGTTCGAAGAATCGTTTTCCTAACCATTTCACTGGGACATTATAATAATAGCTGTGACAGATCCGTGTCTGTGGCTTATTTTTACATTCTTCAGTGTACTCATTCATAAAGTTATTTTTTGACTTCGGAGGATTGAAGATTTTTATGTCAAGCGCCGGTGTATCTGCTCGCAGAAATGTATCTTCAATGTTATCCATCTGCTCCACGCCTGCCATCTCGTCGCACTCCTCATGAATTAAAAGCTTTACATATCCGAATGGCACGTTGAACGATTTTAAACTGATAGGCTTATCTGCTCCGGCAAACATGACCATTTGCCCGGTCGGTTTATAAACCGCACACATTGGGGATTGTTTAAAATCCCAGTTATCCAGATCCTGATATCTTATGACCGTTTTCATAAACTGATTATATACCGAGCTTCTTAAGTCGACTTTAAATCTTCTGGTGTATACGACATGCGCCTGTGGATCCTGTCTGATCGTCTCATATGCAAGATTCCCCCAAAAATTGGACTTAATAGAACCACGCCCACCCTTCGATATGATCTCGTGTATGTCTATCTCTCCGGCAAAAGCTTCATGCACTGTCCGGTATATCTCCACAAAGTCTGATGTAATGTCCGTGATCGGGATCGTCCAGAGTGCCGATTTCTCTCGCTTTTCCTTTTCCTCTCGCTCGATCTTCTGCTTTTCTGCTATGGTCAGTGCCTTTTCCAAACCGTCCATTGCCTTAAGCTGATCGGAGAAGTCTGGGGCGAATCCGAGACCGTCCACAACTTCGCCCTTTGCAATTTTACTTCTTCGCTCCTGGATTTCTGCAAGCGACATTATATCCCGGTGCTGTTCTTTCTCGATGCGCTCGGTCTGCTTGGCTATATATTCGGAAACGCTAACATTTGCTAGCAATCGAGCCGCCCCTGCGTTAGCTCCATTTTTACTATATCCTGCCTTTATGAACGCCTGTGTGGCATTTCCGCCATTCTTTATATACTCATCTGCAAATGCTTTTTGTTTCGGTGTGAGTTCTCCCTTCATCCGCTCACCGCCTTATAAATATCAATCAAGCAGAAAATAACATCTGTGATAGATGCCGTTTTGAGAATCTCATAATCTTCCGTTTTCCATTCTTGTCTATTTTTCTTAAAGGTGTACACTGGCGTAATGATTCTGTAAATTGTGATCATGCGCTTCTGATCTTCACTATAGAATTGATTCTGATTTATTTTTATAATCAGTCCACGCTGGACAATCGCAGTCTGAAGCTTTTTTACTTTTCCTTTTAAATTTGCCAAAGTGCACACCTCCCATCATTTTACTTATAATTTTATTATAAGATATTTTTTAATAGTTTTTGTTCCATTTTTAGGCATAAAAAAAACGGCTATATTTCAAGCCGCTTTTTTTTAAAATCTTAAGTAATAAGTTCCCCCAAATTCATTACATTTACATTTTTTTACAATATCATCAAAGTTCGCCTCGTTCATGGTGGCGTACCCGCTAGTACGCAGAAGACCATCTATTGTTTTAAGCCTAAAGCTCATTTCGCTCAGGCTTTCAGCGACGCAGGCTTCCCACTCGTTACCATTATCATCCGCCACATGTACAACATACCAACGTCCCCTGTTTGAAGCCCATTTAAAAGTCTCTCTTAATGTTTCAAAATCTTTTCCTTCGTCAAAAATAATACCTTCTTTATTTTTTAATACGCAACTATACATAATTTTATCTCCTTTTTTTCAAATTAATATCCTAGGTTTTTACTGGTCAATGTCCGGCAGAAATTCTCCGGTGTGTAATTCTTCCGCAACAATCCTGTACGCTTTTCGGATTGTGCTAGCTCTGTTCAA